CTTATCGGTACTACAGCGGCAGTATGGCATAATAAAAATTAATCCAGGACAAGCTTTGTTTATTATTTTTTTTCCTATATTTACTTTCAAATCCTTATTAATTATTTTTTGAACTACTTCATATGTTTCCTTGTCCATTGAAGCAAGTCTACGTAATTCATTTTTATCTTCATTTGTTGCTCCACTTTGTTCAGCAAGTTTTTCAAGAAATGCAAAAAGTTCTTCATTAGACACTTTATTAAATAATTCACTTGATGATTTCATCTTTGGCAATTTATTTATATTAAAATGTATTGTTCCGTCATATGCAAGCACAATAACACGCTTAAATTCTTTGTTAGAGAGATATTGAGACAGAAGAGATATCTTATCATTCGTTGATGTTGTTTGCTTTATAGCAAGCAATTTTTCATTTACATCTTTAAGAGACAATTTATTGCTCCTTTAGTTCTTGTATTTGTTTTTCAAGACTTTCCATTTTTTTTAAGACTCTAAACACATCCATTTCTGATTTGTATTTTAATTGCTCTATTTCTGCGTGAGTCAGAAACACACCATCATGAGGACTAATAAAACGAAACTTTTTGACTTCCCCTTTTTTATTTTGCACAGCAATATTTAAATCTTTTCCTCTTATAAGATCAATCAACATTTGTTCTGTAAATTTATATGTCTCTACATTTGGTTCCATTTTGTGTATTTTCCTCTTCTTCCATTTTAAATACCCATATTTCCGGATATCTATTATTCAGTCCTCTTATTTGCAAATTATATCCATCCATTTTGGATACAATATTATCAATTTGCATTAATAATTGTTTTTGGGCTATTTCATATGGTGTATGATCAAATATCCTAACCCATCCTCCTTCATAAATTGATTTTTCTACAAAAGCTAATGCCATTAAATAAGTTCTTCCTGATCCTCTTTGACCTTCTGAAATCAACCATTTAATAGATTCATAATGTTTCGCTTGTTCTTTTGATAATTCTATTTTCATTTAATTATCTTTACCTTTTCTATGATCATTGTGGTTTTTTCTATTCGTTCATAAATACCATTTATATTTGCACCTTCAGATATACGGTAATGCACTCCTTTTACAACCCAAAGAACATCGTTGTATTCAAAGTAAGCTCCGATAGTTAATTCTCTATCCGCAGTGATTGTTAAAACCACTCCATCTGTATATAAATCCACTAAATCTATTATCATAATTATTCTCCTTTAAAATTGTAAGTCCTCTTCTGATTTTATTTCAGGGTATTTTAAACAATCAGCAGTTGAAAGCATATCAAACATATGCACAAACATGACAATTGGATGATAATCTTCAAAATCAAAGTTATTTATGTTCGGAACAGATGCACTCCATCTTCCAGAATGAAATTTTATTCCATCAATTATCATGTATGTTTGTGCTTCAGAAAAGTATTTCATTAATACCTTTTTATTTTTTTCCAAAAGATCAGCCATGTCACTATCATGATTTCTTGTTGTATGTGGTAATTTTCCATCTTTTCCATATTTTCTAAGGTCATGTAGAAATATTGCAATAAAAAAAGCATCATTCTGTTTAGATTTTTTTGATTCTCCAAACATACGAATAATCTTTGCCGCTGTATAGAACATTTCAAATGTGTGATGAGCAATACTGGGTATTGATCCATCTGATTTTTTGTGGTATTTGCCAGTGGAAGAGCTTGGTCTATTCCAAATATCAGGAATTTTACTATTAATTTTCATTAATAAATTAAATCCATCTTTTGTCATATTTTGTGTAGCTTCATTAAACAATGCTTCTTTATACGAATTCATTTTAAATCCCTCTTTGCAATTCTTGTAATTTACATCCAATTGACTGTATATCTTTACCTAATATTTTTTGTAGTTTTTCATGGTCTTCCTCAAACCCAATAATACCAAAAATTAATACAGAATTAACAAATGTTGGTTCATATTTAAAGTAAATTTCTGTATTTTGAATATACACATAACATAAATAAGGTTTATCAATAATTCTACGTCCACCTCTGATTCTTTTTTGTAACCATATAGTGTATTAATATATCTTCCATTTATTCCATCTCATTTATTTTTATTCTCAGATCATCAGCCATAAGTTTTTTTAATTTTTTATTTCCTGGAAAATACCCAAGTTCTTGGAGTTTTTGTCTGGATCTTCTTATTGATTCTGGATTTGGAGCATCATTCATTATTCTTAAAACTATTTTTGCATTTTCAATTCCAATACTTTCAGACAAATTATAAAATTTTTCAAGAAAAAGAAAATAAAGAAAAGTATCATTATCTCTTGCTTTTTTAGAATATTTTAAAATATATTTGACTCTTCCAATTACAGTTTTAATTTTATTTATCATTTCACTTTATTTTCTTTTTAAATAAGAGTGTTTAATTTTACTTATCATTGTTATAAATCCTATCCTTAGCAACATGGTAATATTTATCATCAAGTTCGATACCGATACCTTTCCTACCTGTATTCTGGCAAGATATCATGGTCGTGCCACTTCCCATTGTAAAGTCTAAAACTAACTCACCCTCATTTGTATATGTTTTTATTAGATACTCCATTAGTGCTACTGGTTTTTGTGTTGGGTGGAGTTTGGTAACACCTTTTTTACTATCTCTATTAAATTTTAAAATTGAAATTGGATATATTAAATTTGGATTATAGTCTTTTGAATGTTTATAAACACCGCTTATGACGTTTGTTTCATCTATATTCAAATCACCCTTCATTGGTTTAGGATTAGTAACATTTTTTCTTTTTGACATCTGTGGATTATAAGTCGGTGTTTTCTTATAAAATATCGAAATATTTTCGTGAACCCTACCAAATTGTTTATTTATTGTAAATGGGTTTGATGGTTTTTCTTTTTGCCAAATAATATCATACTTATAATTCTTAATATTACTCATTCTCAAAGCACTACTAAAGGGCTCACATCCAAACAACACTATTGCACCATTAGGTTTTATAATCTTATTCAACCTTAACCACATATCATTGAAAGGTATAATCGAATCCCATTTACAGGCCGTAGTACCATAAGGTGGATCAGTAATTATAGCATCTACAACAACACCACAATCAATCAACCAATCCATAACTTCTAAGCAATCACCATGGTACAACTCTATATCTCCAATAACATCTGGTGTAAACTCTTTTATCTCCTTTTGTTCAGGCTCAACCTTAATAAAATGTTCCTTGATTCTTTCAATAGCCCTATAACCAATACCTTTTACCTGTGCAAGATCATCTATTTCTATTTTCATGGTTCTCCTTTAAGCCAATTGATTAGTAAATCACTATTCCGTTTTGATGGCACTATTACATTCAACAAATCTTAAATCTATTAAATCTACATTTCACTTTATTTTCCTTTTAAATAAGAAGGTTCAACATCAAATTCTTCATAAAATCTTTTTAATGTTTTTGTCATCTTTTTGCCTTTCTTTGCATCTTTTCCTTTATATTCAAAACAAGAAGGGATCTTTCTATTTGGATAATTTTTGACAAAAAGTTTTTCTAATTTTGTAATACTGGTTTTCTTGAGTCTTTTTTCTTTTGGCTTTTCTGAGGGATGATTATATTTTAAGTGGATTAAAGGAGGGTTTTCAATGAAGTCTGCAAGATTTCGTAGAAATTCAGGTAAAGTAATATCAAATTTGTGAAGTCCACACCTGATGTAAGAATTTGTTACCTTGCCTTCAACTGTATTGGCTTGTCTATGAATTACACCACGAATCAATCCAGCTTCTTCTGGTTTATTAAGATTCTTTGCATTAGCTGAATGAGCATGATCACAAACCATATCTTCTGTTTTAAATTTCATTTTTAAAACAGGACATGTTTTGTTTTGTTTCTTATGGAAAAACTTTCTGATCTTTTTTAAATCTTTTTGATTAATTTGTTTTGTCATTTACAATATCTTCCTACATGGTATTTTTTACACCATTCACAATAGTATGCTCTGAATCTTGATTTTGGATGTAATGCTGCCATTCTAAATGACTCCTTACATGCTGCATAATAACTATTATGTTGTTTTTTCCGAGTACAATAAGGTGGTCTTTTTCTACGTTTTCTTTTTGACGTAACTACCTCCTTTGTTCTTTGTATTTATCATTTAATTTTTTAAGCAAATTATGAATTACATTCTTATTTTCATCATTGGTTAAATGTTCATTTCCTTCTAATTCAAGAAATAATGAATCAGATAAACGATCACATAATAAAATCATTTCTTTTATGGTTTCATTCATTTTCTGTTTTAGCTTTTTTTTAAATTTGGGTTTTTAAATTTATAGTCTTTATTCCACAGTCTTGATTTGCATTGGGGGCAGGCGACTGGCATTTTGGTTCTTGGTATCCATTTATGATTACATCTTTTACACGTTAATTCCATTAATTCAGTTAATTCAGTTAATATTTCTTTATTCATTTTTACTCCTTTATAATTTACTGTTAAAACTATATTATCATGATAAAGAAGTATTTGCAATATTATATTGACTTTTTGTTGATTTTATAGTGATTTTATGTTGACTTTTCTGTATTATTTTACTATTATATCAAACATCTTGCTTTCATAATATTACTTATGTTATACTGTCATTTCAAAAGATGGGAATAGTCCGGCCAGACGAACCGGGAACTTGTCATTCCCTTTTCCCATCTATCTTCTAATGACTCCGTGACAAAGGGTAAAATTATGTTAAGCAAGAAAACTCCTTCCAAAGAAGACCTCTACTTCAAAAGAATCCAAAATAAAAACCACAAAGAACTTAGATTTGTGGATTCAAATTTCTTCAGAACTAAGAATCCATTACAAGAATTGAGAGAAATCTGCAAAGATTTTAATATCATTGTTGAACGTGAAACTGAATCAATAAATTATTCTGTAATTTTAAAATATGGAATTACAAAGATTGCAGGTGATTTTGAATACCAATACGTTATGTTCAAGAAATTCATCAGAAATAATGGTATTCCTCATCATGACATTTTGCAAGAATTGAAATTATGTGGGGCTTATGCTTTGAAATCTTGTATTTATTGGAAAAATGCAGTAGGAGAATTTACCATGAGAAGAAATATTTTTGAAGAACTATTTCAGAATAAAAAAGATGAAGAAAGATTAACTCCCCCTGAATTTCTTTTATTGAGTCTTTATAAAGCCTATTCAACAACACCAAATAAAGCATCTAATAGTTCCGAAGGAGGTATTACAGGATTATCTGATACAAGAGCTGCTGAATTATTAGTATGCAGTAGATCAACAATTTATCGCAGTAGAGAAAAACTTATGCTTAAAAGATTAATTGAAGAAATTTATTTTGATGGACGGTTCAGGAAATTGAGAATAAATATTTAACATATATAGTGATGCAAATATGAAACAGTTGACTATAGTATTTCATATTTGCATCACTATAGAAAAGAGCTGCACTCTTATGTTGATAAACAATAACAAGTTATTATTTAAGTATGACTACATCATACACAACAACATAAGAATACATCTCTTAGGCAACTTGCTCACGCAAGTTTGCTTAGAAGAAGGGCTTCACTTGGGAACAAGAACATCCTTGATCTATTGCATCTATTTCTTTCTCTTTCTGAAAACCCAATCAAATTTCTTCTTTGACCATTTAGCAACTGCTTTGACTGAACTATCTGAACTTATCTCATAAACAAAATCACCATCATCACCAATTTCATCAAGTGCTTGTTCCATTGTGTCAAATATTCCTGCTTTGTAACTCCCAAATTCCCTTCCCATCTCTGTTCCTATTGCATATTTTTTAATGCGATATTTTAATTTTTCTGTAGATGGAGATGGTAATGGTCCAATCCATCCATATATTGCTCTCCTTTGTCTTTGATCAGATCCTGGCCTACTCCATTCTCCATCAGACCAAATCATTAATTCTTTTTTAGGATATTGTGAATTTCCAGCATCAACATAAACAACATACATTCCAATTTTAGTGGGTGGTCCGTTTTGTATATTCATGATTATTCCTGTTTGCTTTCAAAGCTCTATCGCTGTAATCCCGATATATTTGATTTCCACATTTCCAACAATAACATGGAGATTTTTTATTGGATTTTCCTGTATCATATCCACATTTTGTGCATGGTTCATACCATATATCATATTCTTTTATTTTCATAATATTTACCTCAATTAAATGTTCCCTGTTTTAATGAATATTTTGCTTTTTTAATTCTTTCCTTTGCAATCTGAAAATATTCTTTGTCCTTTTCAATTCCAATAAAGTTCCTTTTCATGTTCATACAGGCTACTCCTGTTGTTCCACTTCCCATTGTAAAATCCATGACTGTTTCATTTTCAAGAGTATATGTTTTGATAAGATATTCCATAAGTTTTACTGGTTTTTGAGTAGGGTGTATTCCTTTTTGTTCACACTCAAAGTTTAAAATACTTTTTGGATAATTAGTGCTTTCTTGAATATACGTTGATTTATGTGATGGTCTTTGGTTTATTCCCCCTGCCTTTGTACTTTTATGTTTTGTGTTTTTTATTATTTTGTTACAAGCAATTATTCCTTGTGGAAAATAAGGCATTTTTCTTGTAGTTTGGTTTGCATGAACAGTTACTCCTTCAGAAAAAACATGAATTAATTCATGTGTAGTAATAGGTTTATTTTTTGCATGAGCAACACCACTTACTTTATTTTTATACCAAACCCAATCATACTTATAATACTTGATATTACTCATTCTCAGAGCAGAACTAAAAGGTTCAGAACCAAACAAAACAATTGCACCGTTCTTCTTAATAATTCTTTTCAACTGTTTCCACATTTTATCAAAAGGGATAATAGAATCCCACTTACATGCTGTTGTTCCGTATGGAGGATCAGTCAAAACTAAATCAATAGATTCTTTAGGAATCTTTTTCATTAATTTCAGACAATCACCATGTCCTAATTTAAACTTCATCTTAACCTCATTGATTTTACCCAGGAATCTATGTCTGAAAGGATTGCTTTAAACCCATATCTTTTACAAATTGCAATCAATCCTTTCTTTCGTAATCTATCAGGTCGAATAGAGAAAGAAGGAGTTCCTCTAAATGGCAATATTACTAATGCTTTGTTTCTATTGATAATATCCTTACCTGCTCTGCTTTCAATGGCTTTATAAGCTTGTGTTGTTGGTGACATTTTTCCTTTAATGTAATTCAAAGCACCTTTTTCTGCTACATGTCTTTGTTTCTTTGTTGGATCAGGTTGTGGAATTGGCACACCAGAAACTTGATCGGAAAAACATCCGCCCAAAGCCTTGACCCTTTTCCACATCTTAGGTTCAATACCATACTCATTTTCAAATGACTTGATTGAATAAAATCCATCTGTTTTTGCATTCAAAATACATACATTTGGAGTAAGCAACTGGTACAAATCATGATCTGTGGTTACTATCACAATTTCATTGTCTTTATACTTTTTGCATATACTGGCAATGATATCATCTGATTCATAACCTTCTTCACCAAACATATTCATATATCCCAGAGTTGGTATAACATAATTGATTATTTCATCAAATTGTGGATAAGCTAAATTATCAAGTTCAATCTGTTTTGCAGTTTTATTCTCATGTCTTTTCTTCTTGTAATTAGCATATAATTGTCTTCTCTTTGATGTTTTACTATCAAGACCCCATACAACCACATTTGCTTTTGATTTATTCATCAGAGCATTTAATTTAAATAAAAACCCATATATAATGAAAGAAGATTCTTCAGCTTTTTTTAATTTCCTTTTTCCAACACTGTATTTTAATTGATGTAATATTGAAAGAGTATCTATTAACAAAATTCGTTTAAACATTTTGAATATTTTCCTTTACATATTTGTATGCGGGTGAATTAAAATCACACTTATTCCAGTCTAAACACTGTTCTGCTGCTAAACGATGACACACAGCTTCATCAAAACAAGTAAAAGTTCCAATATTCTTTTGTTTATAATTTATTGTTATTTTAGATTCCCATTTTTTTCTACGATAGGATACACCTGTAACACCTGATTTATTTCTTTTACTTATTCTCCTATTTCGCACATTACATTGCCTTGAAATTTCTCTTAGATTACAAAGTCTATTATCAATGCCATTTTTATTGATGTGATCAATTTCATTTTCTGTAAAATACCCATGAATACCTAACCAAATAATTCTATGAACTCTATATGATTTTCCATATATTTTTACATCTAAATATCCTTGGTGTTTAGTTCCTGCTATAGATCCAATTTTGATGCTTGAATTTAGAGATACTTTCCATTTTAAAATACCAGTATTTTTATTATAACTAAATAGTCTTCTTATTTCTTTTTGTGTAAGTTTATTTTTTTTCATTTTTAAAAAATAAGCACCCATTATAAAGTCCAAATAAAATTAACTGAGTAAAAACTCATCTGATTCAAAACCTTCTTCACCAAATACATTCATACATCCAAGAGTCGGTAAAACATAATCAATAATCTCCTGAAATTGAGGAAATGCTAAATTATCAAGTTCAATCTGTTTTGCAGTTTTATCTTCACGTCTTTTCTTCTTGTAATCAGCGTATAATTTTCTTCTGAGAGACGTTTTAGAATCTAATGCATACACAACTATGTCTGACTTTGTTTTGTGTCTTAGAGCGTTTAATTTAAATAGAAATCCGTAGATGATGAAAGTATTTTTTTCTCTTGATGATATTTTGTTTTTACCAATTGAATATTTCAGTGTGTGCAAACAAGATGCTAGATCGAGTATTAATATTCTTTGATTCATAAATTTTTTTCCTTTATAAATAATAACCTTCTTTCATTTGCTTCTATTGCTGTTTTAAAACTTCCAAGATGTATTTGTTTCCCTTTATAATATATATATGAAACATAGGTCTTATTATTTTTTGAATAAGAAACACCTGAAAATCCTGATTTGTTATTTGATAAAGGTATTTTTTTTATTCCCAAATGTTTTTTGTAATGTTCTTTCTTTGATAAAAATATACAATTTTCAGCATTATAATCACATTCATTATTTTTTCTATGGATAGAAAATCCTTCTTTATATCCATTTTTCTCTGCCCATTTAATAAATGTTAAAGCATCACGCCATTCAGAACAAACTTTTATGCCTTTATTTTTATACCATTTGGATTTATTTGGATTTTTACCATGACACCTTTCAACCATATTTGCCCATAATCTGTATATTTTTTTATCTCTATATTCATAAGTTGTTCTATAAGCTTTTTGATGTGTTTTTTTTAAACATCCACATGATTTTGTATTTCCTGATCTTAGATTTCCAGTGACAGTTTCAATAATATTTCCGCAATTACATTCACATAACCAAACTACTTTTCCATACTTTCTTTTTTTTAATTTTTTTATTACTGTAAGTTGTCCAAATTTTTTACCTTCTAAATTTAATACAGACATAATATTCTCCATGTAAGTTAAGTTAATACTATGCTTAGTTTACATAAAAATATTTATTAAGTCAATGTTTTTAAGAACTGTATTTAAGTCCAGTATTAATATTCTATCTTTCATTTTTATTTCCATATTTTGATAATAAAAAAGGACACACAAAAACTGTGTGCCCTTTATATTTACTCTACTTTAATGTCCAGGCATCAAGTATCAATCGTCATCATCCGCCCATTCGTCATCGTCCCATTCTTCAGAATCATCAGAATCATCACCATCTTCTTCAAACATCGCATCAATAACAGCTTTTCTCAATTCACCGATTTTGCTGAACTCTTTCGGATTTACTTCATCCTCCAGCCCTTCTTCTTTTATCAAAGCAACAAGTTCTTTCTTCTTCATTGCCATTATAGCTTCTTCTGAAATATCGTCATCTTCTTCGGGTTCTTCGTCATCTTCAGTTTCATCTTCTTCTTCGTCTTCTTCGGGTTCTTCTTCTTCTGATTCTTCTTCCTCTTCTTCTGGTTCATCTTCTGGTTCTTTCTCTTCTGGAACCTCTTCTTCATACTTTTCCAGTTTCTCATCTACTTTTGCTTCAATGAGTCCAAAGATGCCATCAAGTTCTTTTTCAATATCAGCATCCATTTTGATATTTTTATTCAAGGAGAATTCAATCTTTACTGATTCAAAATTATCAAGATTTACTGTGCGAGACACTTTTGTTCCAACTGTATTCATGATAGTTTCTGTCATTTGTTTTTTATCCTTTTTGACTGGTTTTTCAGTTTTGGTTGCCTTTGTTGATTTTACAGTTCTTTTCTTTACCATTATAAATTCTCCTTATTTGTACTTGTTTTTACGTTTAGGTCTAAGTTTCTCAATTATGTCATCATATGTTTTTTGACATACTTGGAATAACTCATCTTCTAAGTTATTATCCTCAACATTTTTAATTATATCAGACATTGAAGGATGCACTAATTTTACTTTCCCATTTTTACCATTTACTTTTTTTGGTTCAATAAATCCCTTTGTATTAATTGATTTTTTTGATCCTGTCCAATCACCTTCATCAATCAAAAAATCAATACAAGAGACAATATTATCAACTCCATAATCAAAGAGGATAGGAAAGTAAGCTTCTCCATGTCTGCCAGTTAACTTATTCTTTGTTATCTTTGCCTGTACGTTTGTAACTATAGTTCGTTTACCTTTCTTTTCTTTCTTCTGACAAGCAAGCCAAATTTCATGAGCAGCATAAAATTTTAAAGCTTTACCTCCTGATCTTGTTTTAGGCGTAAACATAGATCCGAATCCAATGTTGTCTCTTGTCTGAGAAACAATTATAAGTAGTGATCCATGATCAGCAAGTTCTTGAACTCTCATGGAAAACATTTCTGATGCTTTCCTTGGTTTACCGTCTCCATAACTTCCAGTTGTTTTATTACCTTTTTCACGTTTCACTCTGTTTTCTTGATCTTTCTCAATAGCAGCTTCAGAAGTAAGACCATCAAAAGAATCAAGAATATAAATGAAAGGTTCTTCTTTTTTCAATTCTCTTGCAAGATTATCATTAAACTCTTCAATGGTTTTACTGCGTACATCTGTTTCAATGCGATCATATACATTTTTACCAAAAAGATAAGAGATATCAAATTCATTGGCAGCTTCTACATCATCATAGATGAATCTAAAATGATCAAATCTTTCTTCCAAAGAACATTCTGCGAATATTGTTAAAGCAAACAATGTTTTACCAGCGTGTGAGTCACCAATAAGATTAATGAGTTTGCCTAAAGCAAAAGCTCCTTCAACTCTACCTGAACATTCAAGATTAAATGTAGTTGATCCAGTAGGAACAAGTTTTGAAGAGTCAATTTTCTTAACAGTTCTTTTTGAATTTTTCAAAGAACCAGAAAACTGTTTTTCAATCTTACTTATTTTTTTGATTTTTTTCATGGTATCCTACTTTCTTCTTCTACGTTTTTTACGAGCAGGACTTTTTTTCTCAACTGGTTTTTCTTCAGAAGAATCTTCATCTGAATTGTCAAACGGTACTTCATCAGTTTCATCTTCTTCCAAGAGATTCATTTTTTTAAGAGTTCCTTTGAACTCTCTTTCAATTTCTTCATATTCAGGGTGCATGTTGACAATGCTATCAAGAGGAAATGTTTGATCAAGGATTCTATCAGGAATTGGTTCATCACGATCAACAAACCTGTGTCCGAGAAATTGAGTATTCTCCATTCCAGATCCTTTTCTTGTCCATGCAAGAGATTTTCCTGTATCCTGACATGAAAATTTCACGAATCCACCACCTCTTGGAAGTTCTGCAATCTCTTCAATCTTTTCTTCCATAAAGAAATGTGATGCTTCAAAAATCTGAACACCTTTTTTCTCTTCTTCTTTTGTATCATGAACCCAAACAAGATATACAACTCTGTGTTTTGCAACCAGTTTTTTCCAGTCCTCTTTATCAAGTCTGTTTGCTTTGATGAATTCACAGATAGGACAAGGTTCCCCAAAATTCTCATAAGGACATACATAAGGTTTGTTCATGTTCCCAACATTCTGATGAACAAACAAGTCAAGAACATAATCAGGATAACCTTCTTCTGTGATCGGTTTCATTCTTTCATCAAAAGGCATATCAGGTCCAACTTCAAAAGGAATGAAATCCACAAGATGTTTTCCTTCCCTGCATTTCCAGAACTCAACACCTTCTGGAACTTTTTCTTTATCAAATATTGTTGGAAATCTTCCTCCTCCAGTTTTCTTTGTTCCTGCATTGTGTCTTTTCTGAAGAGTTTTTCCACCATTTTTCTTACGCATTCTGTCCCTGAACCCCATAATAAATCTCCTATTCTTTACGTTTACGTTGTTTACGGGTCGTTGCCCTTATACCGTTGTCCTTATTATCACTCAATGTTTCTTTCTGTGCCTTGTGACCCCCTTTCTGTTTTCTTTTAATTGCTTTGTTCTTAGGTTCTGAATGGAACCCTGTTATCATTAATGAAACAACATTAGATAGAGCATGTTTACGATGCTCAAAAGCATTCTTTACATTAAGCATTACATTAGCATTTCTTGTTGCTTCAATAAATTCTTTTTCTGCTTTTCTGTATTTAGGATTTCTTACTATCCATTCTTTTGCTGCTGGTTCAGTTGGTTTTGATGAAAAATGATCTCTCCAATTTGTTTTTATATCGTCGTACAATATTGAATATGTATAATCCAGAGTTGATTTTTTAATATCTTTTTTATAAACTGCTTCAGCATGGGCTTCAGCATAATATAAGTATAATGATGGATGTGTTAGCCATTCATTTTCAAGATCATTCTCATCAATTATTATATCCTTTGAATAATCTCTTTCATTCATAGCACATACCCTTCTAATTCAGCTTTTTCTACAAACCAATTAGGAACTTCAATTACAAGATCATCATAATCTTTTATTATTGATTTTGGAATCCAGATTTTTGATTCATCAAAATTGAATAACACCGCATCATCTGTTTCACGTATAATTCCATCGTGTGTGAGTTCTAACATTATTCACCTCCATCAGCATAATCAAAGATTGCTTGATATAATGCCATTGAAAGTCCTGCTTTTCCAGAATCATAAAAGTTATTCTTGAATGGTTGCATCATAAAAAATATATTAGAATCACCATTATTTAAAAGAACAGAATTTAAATATCCTAAAATTGGTCTTCTTGCTGATTCTCCATCTCCTTTATAATTTTTTAATAGTGTTTTAGTCTTTGCCCATTTTGTTTTTTGAGGCATATTATCATTAACAAGAGTTCTGCAAATTTCTATTACTTCAGATTCACTTGTTCCAGCAGACTGCAATGTTCTTATTGCAGCATCTTTATCATCCATATCAATTACTTGATCAAGAAGTTTAAGAGCTTGTCCTGCTGATCCATCTGCAAGTTCAAGAATACGTTCACGAACTTCCATTGAAACACTTGTGCGTTTCTCCTTTTTCAAGATCATTTTAATGAGCTTGTGGAGTTCCGCATCTTTTAAAGGTTCCAGTTCGTATGTGTGACATCTACGTTTGAATGTTGTTTTTAATGCTTCTGGATTTGTTGTGCAAATAATCCAATGTACATATCCAGGAGGCTCTTCCAATGCTTTCAGAAGAGCCTCCTGAGATGGTTTTGTAAGCATGTGACAATTATGAACCATATTCTTATTTGCAATATAAGAATGATTCTCTTTTATCTGTAAATCATAAAATTCTACAAAGCCTTGATTTCTTTCTTTATAACCAATAATACTTGCGAAAGATTCATCATTACTTCCTCGTTTGTAAATCTCAATACTTTCCACCCTTTCCATTTCAGAAATGACTCTTTCTTTTTGTCCTGTTTCTTTTTCTGAATTGAATTGTGCCCTTTCCCATCTATCTCTATTGCAATTTTTAGTTTTTGGTTTCCTAAATCCACTTTGTATGATGTAGGAATTCCTTTTTTGCGACTCCAAACTTCCCGTTGTTTCATAGGCAAATGATCTGCTGTTTTGATAGGTAATTCTGCTTCCCATCCTAATGAAGACATCAATAATTTCTGCGGTTCTGTCAACTGCCCATTCCCGCCACGCTTTCCTTTCCAAACATGAAGAGTTCCATTTATTCTTTTTGTTTCTATTGCTTTCTCTTTCACTCCAGAAATATTCATCGGGTTGTTTTTCTTCATGCGTTCCGATGATTTTTGTGCAACTTTTTCTCCTGCTTCTGTTTGATAAAATTTCAGTGCTTGAATGCTTATCTTCTTTTTCGTTTCTTCTGTGTGTGGTTTGTTCGTTCGACAACTCCTTGCATACTTTCTTGAACAATTTATAGAACAGAATATTTGATTTTTTGAATTTGGAAGAAACACCTCTTTGCACATTGAACATTCTATCAATTGAATTACTGGCTTTTCTTTCTGCGCTTCTCGGTAAAATGCTGAACAACTTACTGAACAAAATTTGCTTGATTTTCTCTTTGGAAAAAATTCTTTTCCGCAAAACTTGCAAGTTTTTGATTTCTTCGGAATCAAAGAATACCTGTGATTCATGGAACAACTTTTTGAACAGAACATCACCGTTTTCTTCTTCGCTTGAAATTCCTCTTTGCAAAATTGACATATTTTTTTGTAAGTCATTTTGTACCTCGTATAGTGAATTTATGTTAATCATAGGTTCACTATACTTCACAAGAAGCATGTTAGTCAAGTCTTTTGCTTTAATCCATTTACCATCAAGATAGTACTTATGATCTTGAGAACAAAAAGTATAAGTTCCATCAGATTTGTTGATTTTAATAACTCTATCTAAAGAAACCTTGTTGACAAATACTTTCTCAACAATATCAATTCCATTTAAGTTAAAAACTGTGTCATTAACTTTAATTGAATCAATTCTCTTTTGTCCCTCTGGAGTTGATATTAAAGTACAAGCACTAAAGCATTCATCAAGTAAAAATACTTTCTTTTCACCAGATAAGGGCATAAATTTCATTGACTCAATTAATTTACGAATTCCATCTATACCTCTATCATCTGCTGCATTCAGTTCTTTCCAATCTGAAGGAGAACATTTTAAAGCTTTTCTTATTATTCTTGCAAGAGTTGTTTTTCCACTTCCACTTGGACCAGTAAATAAAAATGCAGAAGGAGGATCTTCTCTTTTTAATATTGGTATTAAACTCTTTTTTACTTCTTCATTTCCAACAAATGTTTTAAATGATGATGGACGATATTGTATCTGAAGACTCATGAATTACCCCCATCAAGTGCAGTATAACCATCACATGTTAAAGCCTCTTGTTCTGGGGCTTTACAAACAATATTAAAAAATCTACAATATTCATTATCTCTATGAATACAAGAATTTCCTACTATAATTTGTTTATCTTCATCCCATTTTGAAAGGATTTCACCAATAAACCTTGACCTTGATACGCCTTTTTCCTTAGCACATAATCTAAGTTTCCTCTCTAATGGTTTTGGTACTGTTATAGAAATGGTAATACCCATGTTCCCGCCTAATTTCTTATTTAATTTTAATTAACAAGTGAGTATTATATCTGAAAATACTCACTTGTGCAATATCAACTTAGATTTTTATTATAATCAATTTTAAATCATAAGTCAATGAAAAATTAATAAGTTTTTACTTTATTTTCACTCCATTCATAATATCCTTAAAAGACTTTGCAGGTTTAAAAGAAACTGCTGCCTTTTTTGGAACATCTACAGATTCACCAGTTTTTGGATTTCTGGCTTTCCTGGCTTTTCTTACATTGTACTTGAAGATACCAAGAGACGGAATTTTTACATCTTCACCTTCTGATACTTGTTCAGTGATTGCTTCAACTACTGCCTCTACCACATCAATTGTTTGTGCTTTTGTGATGGAATCATCTTCAACAAATGCATGTACTTCTGAACAAAATTCTTGAAATTTCATTTTACTCTCCATTTTAAGCTGCTTCTTTTCTGTTAATATAATTTAAATAATTACCATTCTTTACTTCTTGAAATGTAAATTCTTCCATTTCCGAGAAGGTGCCACCTTTTTCTTTTAGTCTTGACATTTCAATTTCAATTTCCATTGGTACAATTAACCATTTAAACCTCCTTGACAATTCAGATACTATCTTGTTAATTCCAGTAAGAACAAATACTATTTCATTCTTATGCAGATCCAAAATTACGCTATCATGTATTTGTCCAATTATCTTAGTTTTTAATTTATTTTTCTTTAGAAACTGTTCAATTTTAATAAGTGTAAATAACAATAAATGGAAACTTGTTCCTTGAATGGGGAAGTTTGTACATTGTTTACTATCCATATAACCAGTAAACCTGAATCCAAAGTAAGTTTCAATGAATCCATAGTTTTGATAGAACTCAACTATATCTTTCTTCCATTTAGTGTATTCTGGAAATCTTTCATTCCACATTTTTAGTTCTACTTCTTTACAATGTTCAAGGAATGATCCAGGAGTTGGTTCATAATTAATCATCTCACCAAGTTCAAATATTCCTTGACTTTCTAACCACTCTTTACATGTCATTCCGTTTGGAAGTTTTAATCCAGCTTCAACCACATTTTCCCAAAAGTTTGGACCACAAGATCCAAACCAATCTCCATAAAACTGAGCAAATGTCCAATTATTCTTTGCAAAGAAACGAATCATCTTTACTAATTTCTTTTGCTCTGATGAATAATCTTTGCGTTCAAGCATTTCATGTGGAAGTTTTAATAAATCAGTTGCATTATCCCTGTGCATATCTGTTGTCGGATCAATTAAATAATTATAGAAATTTTTATCTTTGTGATAACAAACCGATGTTATAACTTCAGCACCGGAGAAGTCAGCTTCACAAATAACACTATCTTTAGATGGAACTATTCCCATTCGTATTAATTTTTTTATTTCAGCATTACGTTTTGGGATGTTTTGGAAATTTGGTTTTGAGCTGCTACTTCTATATGATACAGGAATATGAAGATCAAAGAACGGGTGTATCTTTCCTTTGTAAACTTCCCTTTCAAATTGAGCCAGATATGTTCCTTTTGCTTTCTCTAATCTCTTCATGCTTGAAAGTTTATCTACAAATGGAAGGTTCAATGATTCAAGAGTTTTACTATCTGTCTTATAATTTCCTGCTTCTGTGTATACTGGATTTTTTCCAAGAACTTCAAAAAACAGCTTACCTAAATCCTGATTTGAAGTGATTTTTATATCTCTTTTAAACTGCTCTTTGAATTTCCGGGCTTCTCTTCCTTCAGTAAGATATTTCTTAGCCTTACTAATTCTTTCAGTTAATTCGTTTCCAACTTTTTCATAATATTCATTATTAACATTGATACCATTTAATTGAATAGTACTCATTGTTTGAATGCCACGTAAGAAAAATCTGTATGCGCTGTAAAGTTCCTTCATTTTCTCAAGGTAACTTTTTTGATCCTTGTAAAGCATATGTGTGAATATACAATCCAAACCATTATAAATCAGCAAATCTTTTAATGGTGCTTGTTCTACTGTGTTGAATTCTCCTTTTGCTTTTAAGAATGGGGCTATTGTTTTGTCATAAGGACGAACACCATAACGAATAAAAGTTTGAAACTTCAAACCTGTTGAAGCTGCTCTATTATCAATTATCTTTTGGGCAATCATTGCATCCCAATGAATTTTTTGAATTCTGCTCCCTATTCTTATTGCAGACCATGAATCTTCAAATTTTATATTATGGCAAATCTTTTTAATATCTTTATCTGCAATGATTTTATGCCATAATGATTTAATTTCATGTAGTTCTTTCTTTGTCCAAAAAGATTTGAAATCAAATGGGAAAGCATATGCTTTTGTAGGAGAAACTGATACTCCAATTGTAACTATCTTGTGACCATTTCTATGAGGTTTTAATCCTGTAGTTTCATAGTCAAAAGAGATAGTTTGTTTTCGCTTTAGAATGCGTTTTAATAGCGTTTTAACTCGTTTAAAGTCTTGCAGTATAGTAACGTACTGCTCATAGTTTATAGACTCTTCAAAAGACTTTTTTAAGCATACATTTATACGTTTTAAATCTCTTCTGAATGTAGCTTGAAGATTCTTATCTTTTGCTTGCTTTATAAGCTGATATGGTGCGAACAATGGGAGGATGAAACATTTAAATTTTTCGTCAGGTATTTGATGTGCTCTCCATCGTAAAATTGTACGATTTGAGAAATCTTCACCAAACAAAGATGTTACTGCGATATTTCCAAGTAATATTATTACCTTTGGTTTCAACTTGAGAATTGTTTGTTGAACCATTGGATAACAACATTTTAAATGTTTGTGTGAAGGAATAGTTCTCAAAGGAGGACTACAGTTTACAGCAGCAATCTTCCAACAATCTTTATGTAATGAAATTTTTATACGTTTAAGTTCTTTCTTTAAAAAATCTCCATTTTCTCCAACAAGATGAATACCAAATTCATCTTCTTGTTTCCCTGGATAATCAGAAATTATTAAAATTTCCTTCTTCCCTTCCCCTGTATACTTAATTTTTGGATGTATACAATTTTTATACAGCCCACATTTTCCACAATCAGGATTTAATTGATCTATATCAATTTCCTTCTTGGTTTTTTTAACCAATTCATTATTAGAAAAAAACCCCATTTAATTACCCACCTTTAATATATTTTTTATATATTTATAAGCTGGACTACATGAATCACACCCTTCCCAATTAACACATTGTTCTGCCGCTAATCTATGACACACAGCTTCATCAAAATCTTTAAATCTTCCAATATTTTTTAATTTATTATTTATTTTAATATGTGTTATCCATTTATTTCTATTATTATCCCAACTAACCCCTTTAACTCCTGATATATTATTTTTTCTATTTCCAGAATTTCTAGCATTACATTGTTTTGATACTTCTCTAAGATTGCTAATCCAGTTATGATGTCTATGTAATGGATTATTATCAATATGATCAATTGAATATTCAGAATCATACCCATTAACATAAAACCAAGCAAGACGATGTGCAAGATATATATTCTTATTAATTCTTATTTGGATATATCCTTCAGGTGTTTTACATCCTGCAATTTTCCCTTTTTTTACTCCTATTCTTGACATATTCCATCTAAAAATTCCAGTTAATGAATCATAATTAAGTTGTTTTTTTAATTCTTCATATGTCAACATTTTATTTCCTCCTTATGAGTTGGAATTCTATTTCGTGGAGTATTGCAGTTTACAGCAGCAATTTTCCAGCAATCTTTATGAAGTGATATCCCAACTTTTCTGAATTCTTTCTTTAGAACTTCTCCTTGTTCTCCAACAAGATGAATACCAAACTCATCTTCTTCTTGAGTTATGAATTCACTGATAATTAATATTTCTTTTTTTCCTTCACCAGTATACTTAATTTTTGGATGGAGACATTTTTTAGATAATCCACACTTTCCACACTCAGGATTCAATTGATTTACATCAATTTTCTTTTTAGATTTTTTAGATAGTTCTGATCCTGTAAAAAAACCCATAATATATCCTATGAAAAGAATAAAGTTAACATTGAAAATTTATTTTCTGTTTCTAATTTTGCTTTATCTTCTCCAACAATTATTGAAGTTGAATGAGAAATCATTTCCTTCAGAAAATTTGGATTAATTATAAAATTTATCTCTTTTCCTTTGTAATCAACTTTTGATTTATGCTGAATTTTGCCACTGTCTGAATCAATTGATATAATGCAAGATCCTTTTACAATCTTTACATCAATTACTGGAACTGATGAGTCTGCAAGTACAGAAGTTAAATCAATACCATCAATAATAGAATTTGAAAGTTTAATTTTCTTGCCATTAAATTTAAAGAACTGTAAATAATCAGGATATTCACCTGTTATTCTTCTCATTGAGAAAATACACCCTTCTTCATTTTTAAAATGAATCCAAGAATCCTCAACTGAATATTCTTTTGGATCAATATTGCTCAGATTATTTACTTCAGTTGCTTTTATAAACATTCCATTTATTTCTGAATCCAAAATTGCATGTGAAATTCTGTTGTTATCAGAGGATATGCAATCAATACCTTCAAGATAGATGTGAGTTAAAGTCCCATCTGCTTCATGAATTGATGCTGTATTGGAACATAGTTTAATACTTTCTTTGAAATTTTCAGGAAGTTTTTTCCATTCAGATTTTTTAATTGATTTTGAAACATTTTGGATCATCAAGTTTGCTTCATCATCTTCAATTGCTGCCAATTTTATTTTTGCTGTCTTACTGGCAACATTTAATTTGTCTTCTTTTTGGAATAATTTTATTTTGGGCGAGTTTAATCTTGTAATGATGTTGAAAAATTCAATTGCTTTTACAAAAACTTTAAAATCCGTCTTGAATGGATGTCTTATTGATATTCTATCATTATAGGTTATAATATTTTTACCAGAAAAGTAAAAATAAGACATACTATCATCCATACCTTTTTGTGAAATTCCTGGTTTAGTCTTTGAAAGTACATTTAATAATTCTTTTGTTTTCATATATCATTTTCCATTATTTAGGTATGTATTTATATCTATTTTTTTCAACTTATGTTTATTTAGAGCATCTTTAGATTGAATGTAATCTTCAAATGACATTTTATTATGTATACCATGCATAAGCCAATAATATCTAAACGTATTACTTAATCTTCTAGTCCAATGTTTTCCTATATAAGCATTCTTATTATTAAGGGCTTTTAGATGTTTATATTGAGCTGGATAAAGTTGAATACCAAGATCTAAACAAGTTTTTGCTCTATAATATGCATCTTGTGGTTTGTCTGTAAAATTGAATAGTACATAAGCCATTATTTGATTGCCAGGAATTCCAGAATCAAGTAATAATTTAACAGAGTCTTGAAAGATTCCATCTTCTTCTATTCTATCAAAAGCAATTCTCATACCTCTTCTTGTATATTTTATTCTTCCTAATTGAGTTGCTATTTCTGGGGTTATCAGTTTTACATCAAATCCGTTATTAAAAATAACTTTTTTATCATTTTCAACCACAAAATTAACTACATCTTTAATATTTTCAAACGGAAGAGCAGAAAGATTATTATCAGATATCATCAAATTTGGTTTTGATAAATCAACCATATCTTTCCAATCTTTATTTATCCAATGATCTTTCTCAAATTTCCATACCATACAGTAGGGACATCTATTTGGACATCCTCTTGACGTAAATACATATGAGAATTTATCCCAAGGATCAATCCCATTATCCATTATTTCTGGGTCAGGTATGCATCTATCCAAAGTTTTTGAATACCCGACAAATACACTTGAATTATCGTAATTTTCAAAAACTTCGGGCATCAAAGAAGCAAATATTCCGCCAATTAATATTGGAGTATTCTGATTAAAAAATCCTCTATTATGTAGTATCTTAAATACGATATCAGAATGATATGTAAATAAAGTGGATATACAAATTAAATCATATTTCTTTGGTAAAATATCATCAGAATAATCTACTTCAACATTTTTACTTTTTAAATATGATTTAATTTTTGCAAGACCAAGGGGCGGGTATGATTTTTTATATCTTGGTTCTATCAATAATACTCGTTTTGAATTATCAAACATATTAAATATTGTTTCTTCTTTAACAATCATTATCAATATCCAAAATTTTTAAGGGCATTAATTTTGTTAATGCCCTTTTAATTATTAAAATTATAAACTATTATTTGTCATAAGGTCTGATATGGCGAACAACACCAAATACATGTGAAAGTGTTTTTGATATATCTCTATCTGGAAAACTTGGCTGAACTGCTGCAATGATT